CAGGGAGATCAGGAATTGTCCGTACGGGGTGGCGGTTGCCATGAGTGATGCCTTTCGTGATCGAATTGTGTAGTGCGCGTTGGTGATTCACCAGGAAAGAACGCCGATCGTTCGGTTGGCGAAATCGCAGGCCCCGGTGCTGCTGGATCGGTACTTCATCTTGAAGGTGGTCAATCCGGGGGTGAGCCCGGTCAGGACGAACGCCGAGGATCCTTGCGTTCCACCGCTCGACGGTGTCGAGAGGTACGTCGCGTACAGGTCGCTGGCCGCTTGAATGTTGGCTCCGGACATGGTGAATCCGATGTAGGCGATGCGGCCTGCCGCGCCGCCGTGCATCCATCCAGTTACGGCGACCAGGGCGATGCCGTGCTCGCCGATCGTGACGTCCACAGTGTCGGTGGTGGTCGCCAAGTCGGTGTAGGCCGTCGAGCTGGTGGCCTCTGTGGTGGCCACGGAGGCCGATGCTGCGGCCGGTGGTCCCGACAGACTGTTGACGATCGCGCCGAGGTTGTTCAGGTATGCGGCGTTGACTTCGCCGGCCGGTCCGTCGTCGCCGTCGACGAAGTCGGTGCGGATGGGTGTGGTCATGATTCTCCTAGCTCGATGGCGGTAGGTGGAAAGGAATCCGGTACGGCAGACCGGATTTGGTGACGATCTGCGGGTCGAGGGCCGCCATCGCGGCCGCCGCGGCGGGCACCTGCACGATCCAGCTCACCGCGGGTGCGCCGGCGCTCAGGTGGGCGTGGGCCGCGGGGACGGACAGGATGAATCCGGAGAACGTCGAAGGCGGTAGGGCCGTGATGGTCGCGGCGGCGGCGGGGATGTCGACGGTCATCGCGACAGTCGGTGCGGGGGTGTCCGCCGTCGCGGTGGCCGGCGGGGCGGTGACGTAGAGCGTGTGATCGACCCAGGGCAAGGTGCTGCGGGTCCACCAGCCTTTGCGGACAGCGACCATCAGCTTTTCTCCTGCAGGTGGTAGCCGGCGGCGGCCAGGGCGTCGGTGAAGCTGTCGCAGCCGGGGATCCGCATGAGCGGGGTGAGGCCGTTGGCGGGGTTGCCGTCGGCGTCGATGGGCACGGCGTCGGCGTCGGCGAGGAACACGTCGGCGTGGGTGGGTAGGTGCTCGCGCTTGACGGGTATCCGGCGGCTGGTGAGTACATCGATGATATCGGCGCCGCCGAGTGCGGCGATCGTGACCAGTAGATACTTCCCGTCATCGCATCGGTAGTGATTGGTGACGGGGCAAAACCGCGACATATGTTGTGACACAAGGGTTGCCGTTGCCATGTGTTCTCCTATCGCCAGACCACGACGATCATGCCGATCGCGCCGGATCCACCGGATCCCGATTGCGTGGGCAGGCCGTTGCAATTGCCGCCGCCGCCACCGCCGCCGCCGGGGTATCCGCCGTCGCCGCCGCGTCCGCCTGCGTTGGCCGATTGGTATGCCCCGCCGCCACCGCCGCCGCCTGCCCCGCCGGACTTGACGGGCACACCGGCCGACACGCTGCCGCCGTCGCCGCCGCTGGTCCCCCAGATGCCGTTGTTGCCGCCGCGGGTGCCGCCGACGGCCAGCGCGGTCGCAGCCCCCGCGGTGGCCGCGTTGCCGTTGACTCCCCATCCGCCGCCGGTGCCACCGGCGCCCGGGGTGGAGGTGGTGTAGGCGTATCCACCGATGCCGGTGGCGATGCCGCCGAGCGCTCCGGCCTCCGGCGAGACCGCCAGCACCGCCCCGGTGTGGGGTGCGTCGGGATCCGCTTCGCGGACGTAGGACAGATTGCCGGCGGTGCCGATCTGGAAGTCCAGCGCGGCGACGTCGGTGAGGTCGATGACCTCGTAGATCCATCCGCCCCCGTTACCTCCGGCGCCGCCGGTCGCGCCGCCGCCGTTGGAGCCGCCGTGACCGTTCTCCCCGCCGCCGCACACCAGGACCTTGAATTCGATGAGGTTGTCGGGTTTGGGCCAGCCGGTTTCGCTGGCGGTGATCACGTGGACGTTCTCCCCGTTGATCACCGCGTCTTTGATCGCTTCGACGGTGTACTGCACTTCGGAGGCCGATCCGGTGCCGTCGGTGCGGCCGAACCAGGTGTTGTACCAGGCTTTGAAGCCTTCGCCGACTTGCTCGGCGAGATCTTCGACGCCTTCGACGACGTGCGCGGGAATGTTGGTCAGTGCGTGGATGACATCGGCGTCGCTGTGGCCGGTGCCCCCGACGCCGAGGGCGTTGCAGATCGCGTCGCGGATGGACTGCCCGGCTTTGCCCAGGGCTTCGCCCAGGCCCGAGACGAGGTTCTGGGGGAGCTTGTCGGGTTTGGTGCCCGACGGTGCGGACCACCACACGGTGCCGCCGATCGCGGCGGTGTCGAGGTACAGGTCCACCGCGACGCGGTCCCACGGGTCGGTGTCTTGGCGGGTCAGGGATCCGTCCAGGGTCAGCCAGTCGTGGTCGGGGCCGGTGGGCTGGTGCAGATCCAGGAAGCCCGAATCGGTTTCGGTGTCGCCGTCGTAGCCGATCCAGCCCAGGCGGATCGGTAGCTCGGCGCCCAGAGTGGACAGGTTGGCGTACTTGACTTTGACCGAGGCGTGCACCGATTGGTCGACGTCGAGCTCGATGCGGTCGGAGATCAGCTCGCGGGTGATGTTCTGGGCGGTGATGCGCACCGATCCGTGTGAGCCCTGAGGGTAGATGTCCGGGTCGAAGCTCCAGACGGGTTGGCCGGCCATGGTGCCGTCGAGGGATTCGGCGGCCAGGAAGTCGGCGAGCAGGTTCGGGGCGTGGGAGCTGATCGAGCCGATCGGGATGCTCTTGAGCCAGAACATGGGGTTGAGGAAGGTGTCGAGGACCTGTTGCCACAGCTGCATTGGGGTGTGGTGGGTCAGGTTGTCGAAGAAATCGCCGAAAAGGTTCTCGATGAATTCGCGGATGTGGTTGAGGCCGTTGCGGACTCCGCCGAAAAGGTTCTGGATCTGCTGCAGGATCGGGTCGTTGCCGTCGTAGGTGCCGGCGATCGCTTCGAGCAGCTCGACGAATTGGCCGATGACAGGCAGCTTCTCAATGAAGTCCAGCAGCAGCCCGGGCAGGTCCTGCGGTCCTTCAATGTCGGCTGGATCAGCTTGGGCGACAACGGAATTGAATCCTGAGTAGAGCTTGGTGACGACTCCGCTGGGTGCCAGGTCATCGGCTGGGTTGCCGCCGGTTCCGCCGGTGAAGATGCCCGGGACGCGGGCCACGGCGCGGCTGCGTATGGCGTCGGTGGTGGTGTCTTGAAGCTGCTCGCCGAGGGTGTCGACGGTCAGCGCCCCGGCGGGCAAGTTGGGCACACCCGAGGGTGTGGTCATTGCCGCACCGCCCGGGCGTGTGCGGCGATCCGCTTGGGGCAGGCCGGGGCGGTGGCCACTGCGGCGAGGTAGGCCGGCGCTTCGGTGTGCTGTGGCGGGTCGGGCACTTTCATCGACTGCTGGCGCACGCCGTCGGTGATCCAGGCCGGGGCGTGGATCGCGGTGGGGTCGATCTGGTCGGTTTGGCGGATCCCGATGGCCACCAGTTGGTCGGCCAGGTCGGCCACGACCGGTTGCAGCACGGTCAGCGGCATCTCGGTGGCGGTGAGCAGCGCCGAGGCCAGCGCCCCGGCGATTGCTTTGGTTTGGCCGTCGATGTCGTCGATCGCGGGGATCTTTTTCGGGACGACCGTGGTCTCAATGAGGTTGTCGGCCAGCTCTTTTGCCTCGTGGGCTGCTGTGTTGTTGTTCACCACAATCCGATCTGTCGCAGTCCGCCCATGGCCTGGGCCAGGAGCTTGGACATCTTGTCGATGCCGTCCTCGTGTTTTTTGGTGGTGGAGAACGTGCCCGCGATCTCCAGGCCTTTGCCGTCACCCCAGGTGATCGACAATTTTCTGTTGCGCCGCACGAACACTCGCGGCATCAGATACCGTGAGGTCCCGCCGACGCGGTCACCGAGCCACCAGTGCCCGAAGCCGTTGTCGCCGATCAGCCACGGCGAGGCGTTGGCCACGGTGAGCGAGAACGCGGTGTCGGGGTCGGTCTGGCGTCGGCGGGCACGCAGGTCGGCCACCGACGCGGCGGTGAAGGCCTGGGTGACATTGGGCGAGGTGTCTTCGAGGTAGTGCCCCCAGCCTTGGCGATTGACCCGCGCGAGCAGCGGCACACTCATATTGGCCAGGATCGAATCCTTGTAGATCGGCTGAAGGAACGCGTCGATCGCGCCGCCCAGGGATCCGACCGACACGGTGAACCCGACGCCGGCGGTGATCGCCGCGCCGATGTTGTCGCCGAGAACATCGCCGCCGTATTGGATTGCGGCACTTATTAATTCGTTCACACCGGGCATGGATTGGCCGCCGACGGTGATACGGCCTGCGCCGCCGACCGATCGGGAGAAGTCCGAGGTTTGGATGCCGGTGATGTCCCCGTCGCGGTAGATCACGTACGGGTGCGCGGCCTCGGTGCCCAGGATGCCGGGCAGGCGGTATCCGGATTCGTCGATCGCGTCGCCGGTGAAAATGTCGTAGCTGTCTTCGACGTGGTTGGACAGCACCGAGGCGATCGTGCGTGACAGGCCGAGCAGGATGTTGCCGCCCAGCGAGGTGCCGTGGCGGAAGCCGGACTTGTCGACGATCCCGACGAACAGGGTGCCGTTGCGCCATCCGGTACCGCCGCCCGGGTAGGGCGGTGGGTCGCCGTGAAACCAGCGCCGCAAATCCCATTGCAGTTCAGCATCTTCCAGGATCGGCGCGGCGACCTCGAAGGTCGAGGTGCGGATCGACCCGACCACCAGGGACAGCGGTGCGACCGAGTCCCCGATCCGGCGCGGTTTGACCACGATCTGGGACTGGCCCCACAATCCCAGCGGGTTCGAGGGCCACGTCGAGGGGTCCAGTAGATCGAATCCGATCTTGATGTTGGTCAGCTCCAAGCGCAGCAGGTTCGCCGCCAGCGTCGTGAGGATCCCGTGATCGGCGGGGGCGAACAGCATCCAGGCTTTGGGCTGCTGGATCAAACTCAGTGGCAGAAAAGGGTTTCCGGCCGTGTACACGTGTTTGAGCTCTTCCATGTCATCGAAAAAGTCGATGATCACTTCGTCGCCCTTATCGCCGCGGACCAGCCGGACGCCGTTCTCGGGTTTCATCCGCCCGCAGATCCGGGCGCCCATCGTTTCGACGCGGATATGGATATTGCTGGTGCCGCGTGCCTCTTCGTCCAGCGCCCAGAACGCCGCCCAGGTACCACGCCGGTCGTCGAGGTCGATCGGCAGCCGCAGTTGGATAGTGCCGGTTTCGTTGACTTCCAGTTCGAGCCGTCCGGCGATCTCGCCGGCCACGGTGCCGCGGTATTGCCAGTTGCCGTCGTAGAGCATGATCAGGGGCCGGTCGTAGGCCCGTTCGATGCGGTACTCACGGATCTCGCGGGCCCACGCGGAAAAGTCGTCGTGGTCGGTGCCGGTGAATGGTTCGGCGAACGCTGCGACGGTCATGCGGTCAGCCCGCTTTCTGCCGACCACCAACGGCGCTGGCGCAGTGTGGCTTTGGCTCCGGGCGGGCCGTCGCATACCACGGGGACCAGGACCGGGTTGTCTTCGGTGCCGGTGTAGGGCGGCACCGGGTAGACCGGTTCGACGCCGTTGAACAGGCCCGCGGCGTTGGACAGGTCCGCGCTGACGTAGGTGTCCATGAACGGGTCGGACATCACCGACAGCAGCTGGGTCAGTTCCGGGGTCACAATCATCCGGGCGGCATCCTCCCCGGCCGGACGGTTCCACTGGCGTTCCTGCCCGAACGAGAAGTCCGGAAACTGCCACGAGGTGGCCGGATCGAATTCCCATTCAAGCCACAGCTTTTGGTCGGTCGGGTTCCACACCTCGAACCACCCGACGCACCCGCCGACGACGTCGACTTCGCCGTGCAGCAGTCCGAGGTCGCCCCAGATGCCGCCGGCGGTCAGGTGCGCTCCGGATCCGGTGAACGTGCCACCGAGCCCGTCGGCGAGGTCGACCAGGTAGGTGCCGGGGATGCCGGTCACCGTGGCGTTGCCGGGCCCAATGTTGGGCAGAGCTTCCAGCGCGGCCTGCAAGGCCGTGGTGGCGATGTGCCAGTTGAGCTGGCCGGTCGTGGCCGCCACACCGTGGGCATCGGTGAAAGTCAAGGGAAAGGTGCCGCCGTCGGCTTTGATGGTGATGGTGAAGCTGTTGCCCGGATTGGTCCATGTCGCAACGTCTTCGGTGCCTTCGAACATCGGCTGGACCGCGACCGCGGTCGCCACGGCGTGGTAGGTGCCGTCGATATCGGCGTCCATCCCGTCCTCGGTGGTGTACTTGATTTCCTTGTCCAGCCGGATGGTCAGCGACCGCCGGCCGTCTGGGCCGTCGTAGTGCCAGCGGACTTTCCGGAAATTGCCCGGGGTGCCCCACAGTGCCTGGAAGCGCGGACGGGAGGCCGGGGTGAGCCAGAACGGCAGCACCATGGTGCGGATCGGGATGGATTCGCCGACCACGCGCCCGCCGGGCTCGAATGCCCCGGATGCTTTGCGCAGCGAGAACCCGGTGTCGTACATGCCATCGGGGTTGGTGTCCAAGATGATGTCGTCGGCCATAAAGGCATCGTTGGGTGCCGAGATGACGACCGAATCGCCGTTGTCGGAGACCAAAGTGATTGTGGCGACCGCCATTTAGACTCCACTCATATTCGAAGCGACCCGCTCGGCATCGAGTTGCCGGAATTTCTGGACCGCGTCTTCGACGTTTCCCGCTTGCACGTTGTAGGTGAACTGGGGTGCGGGCTTGGCGGCGATGGCGCCACCGGCGGGCACCGCCACCGAATCCAGCGCGGGCGATGCGGCCGGCGCCGAGGCGGCCAGTGGTGCGGCGCCGCCGTAACCATCGCCGGCTCCGATCCCGTCGCCGTTGCCGATCAGCGATCCCATCCCGCCGATAGCGCCACCGACCGAGTTGCCGCCGAAGATCTTTTTGCCGCTCGAATCCGAGACAGAGATCCCGTTGACGAATGTGGAGATGCCCTTGAGCCAGCCTGGCGAGTCGCCGATACCGAGGGCCCCGAGCGCCGATGACACCTGGCCGCCGATGGCCGCGCTGGCCGCGTTGCCCAGTTCGAGGGTGCGTTCGGGGGTGTTCTGGTTGACCTGGGTGGTGATGCCCAGATCGCCCAGGCCCCATGTCGAGAGTCCGGAGATCGAATCCGGCATGGTCACACTGCTGCTGCCGCCGCCCGGTGATCCGGCACTCAATGCCACGCCGACCGCGTTGGGGTCCTGCAGGCTGGTGTGGTCCGGTGCGCTGATCCCGGTCGGGTCCGGCCCGCCCGGCTGCCCGCCGGACCCGGTGTCGGCGGGCTGGTTCGGGCCGCCTTTGAGTGCGCCGCGGATACCGGCGGCGATCCCGGGACCGGAGAAAATGTGGACGTGGTCCATGTGGTTCTGGGTCGGCGAACCACGATCTTCCATGTCGTATCCGCCGCCGCCGGGGTAGTACAGATGTTGTTGCCAGATCACCCATTTCAGGTCCACGGCATCGGCGTTGGCGAGCACGAAGTCTTTGACCGCATTGCCTTTGGACTTGTCGCCGTACACCATGACATCGAGGGCGCGGCCGGTGGAATGCTCACCGTATTTGTCTTCGGGTCGCCATCCGCCGATGTTGGCGATGCCGAACTTCTGGGCGATGTACTGGCCGAGCTCGGCGGTGCCCGCGACCAGGCCACCGCCGGCATAGCCGGGCAGCTTGCCGGTGGCGTTCATGTAATCGAGCCAGCCGGGGAAGGTCGCTTCAATCTTGCGGCGGGATTCTGATTTCACGACATACTCATCGCCGTGCACCACACCGGCGATCTGATCGATCGGGACATTGCCGGTGTATCCGCCGGTGAGAAAAGCGAATGAGGGCAGATGCGGCAAACCGGCGTTGATATCAGTACCAGGAACGTGCACTTTGAAGCTGTCCGCGAACGCATTCCACTTGGCGGACACCCAGTTCAAGACAGCGACGAGACCCGTTTTCAGTCCGTCCCACATGCCTTTGGCGCCGGCCGCGATCTTGCCCGGTAGGCCTTTGACGAAATCGACGACCGACCCAAACTTGTCTTTGACCGAGTTCCACACCTCACCGGCGCCGGTGACCATCTTGTCCCACACGACTTTGATGGCATCCCAGGCCGTGGCGAACGCGGACTTGATCTTCTCCCACGCGATCGAGAGGTACTCGGTGAATGTCTTCCAAATCTTTTGTCCAAGTTCAGTTTTCGTGAAAAACAGCACCAGGCCGGCCACCAATGCCCCGATCGCTGTGACGATTAGCCCGATAGGGTTGGCCTCCAAGGCCAGGTTCCACAGCATCTGTGCCTTGGACGCGATGCCGGTGGCGGTGGAGATCGCGGTCGCGCCGGCCGATGCCAGGGTCGAGGCCGCGGTCATCCCGTCGAGCAAGGGGGTGGCTTTGTCCAGAGCGCCGACGAAAGCGTCCAAACCTGGTGCGGCCCAGGAGTCGTCACCACCGAGCAGTGTCTTGATGTTGCCGACTGCCGGGCCGATGTTGCTGATCGTGCCAGAAATCTTTGCGGCGATCCCGTCGGCCATCCCGGAGATATTGGTCAGCCCACCGGCGAGGCTATTGCCGATCGACACCGCGACATCGGTCCCCACGTTGGCCTTGGCGACCGCGGACTTGAGTCCACCGGCCACTGATGCGCCGATCCGGTCCAGACGCTCGGCGCCGATCGCGCCCGCCATCGACACCCCGATGAATGTGCCCAGCACACCACCGGCCTGCTCACCGAGCTTGGGCATCAGCGTGCGCAGCGCATCACCGATCCGACCGGCCTGGCCGGTCAGCCCTTCGGGCAGCGTTGACGCGAGCACCTCACCGAGCCGTGTTCCGCCTTTCATGCCGGCGGTTTGCAGCGACCCAATGATGGCCCGACCCAGACGTGTTTCCGTCGCCGCGTCGAACGCGCCCTGCACCGAATCCGCGGTGTCTTTCCCGACTTTCTGCGCACCGGCCTGGTCGACTTTCGGGGTGACCTTGACTTCGCCGGTCTGCTTCTGGACCGTCTCGCGGGCTTGGCGGCCCGCGTCCTCGGCCGCGCGCTGGTCGACTTTCGGGGTGACCTTGACTTCGCCGGTCTGCTTCTCGACGGTCTGCCGGGTCTGGCGGCCCGCGTCCTCGGCGGCACGCTGATCCACTTTCGGGACGACCTGGACATTGACGATCTTGCCGTCGATCTGCTGCTCGATCGCCTTGCTCACGCCCAGCAGTGACGGGATGATCTGCAGCGTCGCGGTGCCTATTGTTGTCACGGACTACCTGCCTTTCCTGATACCTCGCAACGCGTTCTTGCGATGCAGGAAGCGCTGTTTCAGGGTTTTCTTCGAGACCTTTTTCGCTTCGAAATTCATCTCTTGGCGGGTCGGGTGATCGATCGCCTCGATCGGCTTGCCTTTTTCGCGGGGGGTGTGCACCTGCACCGTCAGCGCCCATATATCGGCGATCAGGTGATCAGTGACCGACCACTGGGTCTGGCCGCCGTGCAGGGCTGCCACGGTGCGGGAGGTGACCGGCAAGCCCCGCAGCAGCACCCTCAGGCGGCGCAGCGGCAGATCGCCGCGGTAGAAGTCGACGAGATCGACGGTGTAGTACTGGGCGAAGTCGGCCTCTATGGCGTCGCCGTGCTCCTCGAGCAGACGACAGAGGCCCTCTATTCCCCCATGACGGCGACGAGTTTCTCTCCGATCTCAGCGAAGTCCGCCACGGTGGGTTCGCACGCCATGAACTCTTCCCACTGCTCGGCGCCGAGCAGCAGCTCGGTACCGAGCAGTTCGTCGCCTTTCTTGAAAGCGGCGAATGCCTTGAGCGGCACCTTGCCCGCTACCGGCACCTTCAACTGGACACCGCACTGCTCGATGAGCAGGAACCCGTCGGCTTCGGCCTGGCGGGCCTGCTCAGACTTGGCTGACTTGTGGTCCTGCGGGACGGGTGCGTGATCGGGGATCTCAGGCATGAGGATGTGAACCTTTCAATGGGTGTGATGTGTTGGTGCAGCGGTGTTTTCAAGACACGGCGTTGGGGCCGATGGCGCGCAGCGCGTCGAGCACCACCGATGCCCAGTCGGACTGGCCGACCGCGTTGAGGTGGGTGGCGTCGGGTCCGAGGATCCCCGCGGCGGCGATGTCGGCGGTGGTGCCGTAGCGCACCGACAGGTCGATCAGCGGCACGTCCAGGGACGCCGAGAGCGCCCGCATGCCGGTGACGAAGACGCCGTAGCCCGCCAGGTCGACGTTCTCGGGCTCGATGATCAGGATGAAATCGGCGTCCGGGAATTTGCCGCGAATGTTTTCGATCGCGGCGAGGGCATCGGCGACGCCGGTCGGACCGCCGTAGCCAAGATCGTTGGCTCCCAGGGCAATCCAGATGACATCGGCGTCGGAGCTGTAGGTCTGAGTGAGCTTACCCGGCCCGAGATCATTAGCATCGGTATCCCATTCGAGCGCCGAGATCCCATACTTGACGCCGAGATTGTCGAACCGCAGCCCGGCGTCATAGCCGACCTGGAATCCCAGCACGATCACGTTCGCTGCCGACGTGGTGACCGTGACGGCGTGGGGGGTGTCGTCGAGGCCGTCGACGCGGTAGACGGTGCGTTCCCAGGTGCCGCCATCCGACCCGGTGACGGTGACCGGATCTTCGTCGTCGATCGTGACGGTGAAATCGCCGCCGCCGGCCTGCATCAGCCACAGGACTTCCACGACCGTGCCGCTGGTCTCGGAGGTGAACGTCACCGACTGACCAGATGCGGTGGAGGACAACGCGAAACCATAATTGTCCCACGCACCGCTGACCGAGATCCGCGGATCGTACGGGCTGATCGGGTGTCCGTAGTCGCCGCTGGCGGCGGCGTCGGTGATCGCGACGCGGCCGGTGCCGGCCGACGGAACACCGGAAGTCACCAGCGCGCGCCACACGCGCCGCCACCACGACCCCGGGAAGTCGAAGGCAGCACCGTCGAATGCCGACGACAGACTGTCACCGATCACGACGTGCGTCGAGAACCCGGTCCCGAGAATCGCTTTCGCGAGCGACCCCCGCAGCTTGGCGGTGTTGGCCACGGTGAAGTTGGATAGCACCGTCGGGACGGCCGCGAGGTCCGAGGCGGGGATCCCGCCGGCCGGTTTGGTGTACTTGCCGGCGGCGGTACCGCTGGCGGCCGTGGCCATGCTCATGGCCTGTTCTGCCGTCGTCTGCGCGTTTTCGGCCGTGGTGATGCCTTCGACGATGCCGGCCTGGATCCGGTCGTTGAGCTCGGCCGCAGTGATCGCGGTGTCGCCGGGTCCCGGCGGTGTGCCGGGGGGAAGGTCCTTGAACACCTTGGGTTCGAAATCCATTGTGATTCTCTATCTTTCAGCCTGTTCCGGGGAACGTGTTCGGGCCTGGGAAGGTGGCACTCCCGGGGTACGTGCCACCTCCGCCGTGTCCAGGACCGGGATCTAAGGGGAAACGGTGACGTCGCCGCCGGTACCGGCCGCGGACACGCTGGTGACCGCGACGGTGAACGTGGCGTCCAGCGGGCCGCCGTCGGGCCCGGCCACCGACACACCGCCCGCGCCGATGTTCGGCAGGGCACGCAGGTACGCCTGTAGCGCGCCGGCGGTCCGGGTCTCGATCGGGTCGGTGGCGTGGCCGTCGACGGTGACGGTGTAGCTGGTGACGTCCTCGTCGAAGGTGAACGTGAGCACCGTCGGCGCGGTGTCGGCGTCGACGATCTCGAACACGTCGCCGGCCGCGTCGGCGGTGTGGTGTACGACCAGCTCGGCGAAAGACAGTTCCCCGTCGATGATGCCGCCGTGGCTCTTGAGTTCGGCCGGTGCGGGGGTCAGGGTCGCCCAGATCCGTTGCAGCGCTTCATCACGGAACCGGTACAGCACATAGATTTGAATGTCTTTGGGGATGCCGACCTTGTTCGGTGCAGATCCGGGCAGCACGATCTTGCGGGTGACCGCGTTCCATTCCAGCGCGGTGAAACCGGTGTCGAGTGTGCCTTTCTTGAGCTTGACGCGGAACCGGGGGTGTCCGAACGCGTCGTAGGGCTTGACCTCGATACCCGGGGTGATCGGGATGCCCTTCTTGTCGTCGATCAGGCCGGAGAATTCCCAGTGCAGCGCTTCGAGGTCGGCGTCCGGGGTGCTCGGGATCATGTCGGCGATACCGCCCGGGCGGGCGTCGACGTCGGACTTGAGTGCCAGCCAGACTTCGGCGCCGTCGGGGATCAGTGTCGCACCGGGATCGATGTTTTCTTGCTCCATAGTGGCTTCCCTCCTTCAAGGGCTTGACGGCCCGATGGGGGCCAACAAAAACCCCGCCAAAGGATTTTGGCGGGGTAGATGGTGAATTATGTTGCGGTGGTTACTTTGTGGTGGACTTCGATGCCTCGGCGGGTTTCGCCTTGGCCTTCGTCTTGGCTTTGGCCTTCGGTTTCGGTTTGAACTTCGCCGCGCGGAATTCCAACCCGGCGGTCGCCGCCGCGCGAGTCAGGACGCCGTCGGTGGCCTGCTGGTCGGCGGGCACCGTCACCGACGCTTTCGCCCGGTCGGTCACCTTGTGCTTGACGACCGCATCCGGTCCCGCGTCGGCGGCGATCTTCTCGGCGAGAGCGTTGATCGCATCGGCGGCCAGGACCTTGAGCACTTCAGCGCCGCCGTCGCGGTCCAGCTCGAATGCCATTACGCCGGAACCATTTTGGCGTGAACGGTCATCAGGATCGACGCGAGCAGCGCCCCGGTGTCCTTGTCTCGGGTATCGAGGATCGTGCTCATGTCCGATTCGATCGCGGCCACACCCGCCGGTCGCGGGCGACTGGCCGCGAGCGAGCCGGCTGCAAGCGCGACGATCCGACGGGCTTCGTCGCGGCCGCCGGCATAGGCGGTGAGACGGATCGTGTGCTCGGAGGCGATTGGCCAGGTGGCCGGGCCGCCGTCGTCGGCGACGATGAGCACCGGCGGGTCGGTGGGCTTCCAGTGCGTGTCGATGTTCTGGCGGACCTCGGCGCCGAGCTGCCGATCTGAAAGCCAATCCTTGATCGACGGGATGACATCGGCCTGGACGTAGACCATCACGCAGCCTTCGGCAATGGGGCCGGTTCGCCCGGACCAGTCTCTCGAACTCGATACCCGATCGGAAGGCCCGTGTAGTAGCCGATGGTTTCCACTTACCCTCCGTTTCCCGTGGCGGACTGGCACAGCACTTCGATGCCGCCCATGGTGGTGACCGCCGGCCACTTCCACACTTTGACCCGGGCGATGCAGTCACGGCCGCGCACGTGGATGCCGTAGCCGTCGAGGATCTTGCCTTCATCGGTCAGCGGCAGATAGACGGTGTATTCGGCCTCGTCGAGGTCCCCGCCCTGGCCGAAGGCTTGCGTGGTGTTGCCCGGTGCGATCGCGAGCGGCGTTAGGATCACCGGCACGCCGGCCGGGATCGGGTTGTTGTTGGCGTCCAGACCGCCGGGCGCGGTGATCCTCACCTGCTCGATATCAGTCACAGGTTTTCTCCCACAATGGTTTTCCTGCGATGTCGGCACCGCAGGAGCAGTAGTGCGCGCCGAGGTTGAGTGAGCAGACATCAGCGTGGTTGCCGCGGTGGCGGGTGTGGCCGGCGGTGTCGTAGGCCCCGCCGCGACTGTCGGTGTCTTCGCGGCACATCTCTTCGAGTTCTTCGAGCTCGGTCGGGGTGAACAGGCCTCGGCGCGTCACGGTGGTGTCCACCATGCCCTGGAACGGGCCGATGACGGTTTGGGTGCGTGCGCCGTTGCCGGCGTCGTGCCAGCGCAGGATCGCTTCCATGAGCACGGCTTTGGCGGCCTGCGGGTATGCGAAGTCGGCGCGGGTGATGCACGGCGCTTTGAGCGCGGCTCGGGCCAGCACGGCGGTGATCATCGAATTGGCTTTGTCTTCACTGATTTCGGCGTAGGGGGCCAGGTCGGCTGGGGTGATGACGACGGGCCCGGTATCGGGGTCGGGTTGTTGCGGTTCGGTCATCTATCTACCTCTCCGTGGTGCCCGGGCCGCGCCGCCGGGAAGTCGGCGCGGCCCGGGACCGGCTGTCAGTCCTCGTTGGGATCGTCGGCCGGTGCGTCGGCGTCGATGATCTTGGCGAAGGCACCCAGGTCGGCGATGCCCCAGCCATAGACGACCTCGGCGCGGAAGGCCACCTCGTTATTGCGCTTGAGGTCGCCCTGGCCGTCGGGGTCGCCGTACTCGATCAGCTCGAGCCCGATGGAGCGCTGAATACCCCACCGGATGGCGGAGAAGTCACCGACGAACGCTCCGACACCGGTGGGGTTGGCGGCGATACCGGCGGCACCGACGGTGTCCGACACCGAGGAGCTGTGATTCTCCAAGCGTCCGGCCGGCGCGGTGGCGTAGGTCAGATCGCTGTACATCTTCGGGCCGATCGGTGCACCCTGCGCGCCGACGGGCATGCGCACCGCGCCGAACGCCGCGGCGAACGCGGGATCGAGTGCGACATCCTTCGGGTTGAAGCGGTGACCGAGTACCAGCGCATCGGCCTGGTCGAGGTAGAGCTGCGGGGATTGCAGCCCGTCGATCTCGACGCTGTTGGTGGTCTGGGACAGGCATTCGGTCATCTCCGGGACCGCGGCGCCGCCGGTGGGGTTGATGCTGTGGAAGACACCGAAATCCAGCGCTCGCGACAGGGAGGGCTGGATCAGCGCGAGGATCTGTTCGATCACCTTGAGCTGGTGGTCTTCGTTGGCCCACATGACCTCTTGGGTCCAGCGCACCGTCTTGTGGAACTTGAAGGGGTTGGTCTTCTTGACGGTCCGGGTGATCGTCGAGGGGCCCTTCTGGCTGCCCTGGCCGACGTATTCGGCTTCGCCGATGTCGAAGGTCATGTATTCGCCGGTGCCGAACTTCATC